GCAGCAGCGCGTAGACCGGATGGTCGGTCGCGCGTTCGCGACCCCCGTTCTTGAGCCGGCGGTACAGGATGCAGGGCAGCTTGCCGATGTCCTCGGTGATGACCCGGACGCACGCGAACACCGCCGCGGCCCGGAGCGCCGAGTCCATGGTCACCGTCTCTCCCGCTTCCGACTCGACCTGCTGCGCGGTGAGCAGGCGCATGAGGTCGGCGGAGCTGGTGATGTCGGCGCGCGGGGCGGTCTGGTGCATCCGCGCGAGGAGGCCCATCAGCGCTTCCCGCCCGGCAACAGGCCGACGACCGCGAGCACGGCGCCGACGAGCATGCAGGTCCACGGCACGGAGAGCTGCGCGCCGCCGAAGCCGAAGAGCAGCAGGCCGCCGTAGAAGTGGGCGTCGCGCAGGTCGAACTCGCGCGCGAACGCGGTGAAGGCGGCGCGGACCGCCAGCCCTGCCGAGGCCACGTGGCGCCTCACGCCCACGCGGAACCTCGGTCCTCATACACGCTGCGGGTCGGCGGCGGCTCGAAGAGCGCGCGCGACAGGGCCATGATCGCCGCGACCGGCCCGTCGATCTTCGCGTTCGCGGTCGGCTTCCGCGGATAGATGTTGTCCTTCGCGTCCGTGTGGCAGACCACGTTGGAGATCATCCAGGTGAAGGCGGGGTTGCCGTCGTGGTGGAACCGCCCCGAGAGGACCAGCGCCTCGAGCTCCTTCATCGGCTCGGAGAGGTGCTTCACCTGCTGCGGGACCTCGATCATCGGGAACCCGTCCTCCGTGAGCTCGTTGGCGAGCTTCAACGCTTGGAAGCTGTCGTAGCCGATCGCGCGCAGGTCATGATCCGCGCGCAGCGTCACTAGGTCGTCCTTGATCAGCTCGAAGTCCGTGGTGTTCCCGTCGGTCTGCGTGAGGTGTCCGGCCGCGGCCCAGCCCACGTACTGGCTGTTGTCCGAGGCCTCGACCGTATCCTCCGGCACGTAGAACTTCCCGAACGCGTAGTAGTGGACCTTGTCCTCGAGCTCGCCGGTCTTCGGGTGCTTGGTCGGCACCAACCGCGTGAAGATCTCCACCCGGGCCGCGATGTCCGTCTTGCTGCTCAGGTCGAGCGCCACGAAGCCCGGGTCGGTCCGGAAGGCCGCGCGATCGAGGGTGTGGTCGGCGCAGCGGTCCCACGCGCGCATGTCCATCCACGGGCTGTCGGCGTTGACCCAGACGTCGAGGTGCTTCGTCAGGAAGTTCGGCTGCGCGGACGGCAGCTGCTGCGCCTTCCGGCACGCGCGCGCGATGTAGTCGAGCTTGACCGAGACGCCGAGATTGGGATTCGCCTTCGCCCAGGCGGCGGGGTCTGCCCAGTCGTCCTCGTCGTCGATCGTGTAGACGATGCCGAAGAAGCTCTCGTCCTCGGCCGTGGCCCCCTCGAGCGTGAGGCCTCGCGCGTCGGCAACCTCCGGCGAGGCGGCCAGCGCGCCGGCGAGGATCTTGAGCAGGTAGCCGCGCTGCTCGAAGCAGACCCCGGACCGGTCGGCGCCGGCAGTGGTGATCGCCAACAGGAGCGGTTGGTCGCGCGCGCCCATCGCGGACTCGAGGACGTCCCACACGCCGCGCGTGCGGTGCGCGTGCAGCTCGTCGACCAGGGCGAGATGCGGGTTCAGCCCGTCGAGGTTCTTGTCGTCGGACGAGAGGGGCTGGAACGTGGACTCACTGTCCTCCGAGGCGAGGGCATGCACCCCCGGCTCGACGCCGAACTTGCTGCAGTACCGCGGCGTCTTGAGCGCCATGCGCCGCGCGATGTTGAAGACGATGCGCGCCTGGTCGCGCGTCGTCGCGGCCGAGTAGCACTCGGCGCCGGGCTCGCGATCGGGGCCGAGCATGTAGAGGCCGAGCCCTGCGGCGAGCGTGCTCTTCGCGTTCTTGCGCGGGACCTCGACGTACCCGATGCGGAAGCGGCGCGTCCCGTCCTTATCGCGGATCGTCTGGTCGGCGTGGGCCTCGGTGGAGAAGACCCACGAGAACAGCGTCATCACCAGGAAGATCTGCCACGCCTCGAGCACGATGGTCCGGCTCTTCCAGCGCCCCTTCACGTGCGGCAGGAGCTCGAGCATCAGGCAGACCCGCGCGCCGCGAGCGGCGTCGTAGCGATACGGGAAGTCGGGCGTCTCGGCGCGCGAGAGGTCGCGCAGCTGTCGCGCGCATGCGGCGACCTGCCAGCGGGCAGCAGGGATCCGTCCCTCCACCGTCGCGCGGGCATAGTCGAGAGCGAGGGCAGCATAGTCACGAGGCGCGGGAGCCACCGACGACGTCCCAGGGATCCACCGTCTTCGCGCCCTCCGCGTCGCCGGCGTGCGGGACGCGGCTGCGGCTGGCCGGCGTGAGTCCGAACTCCTGCGCGAACCGCCGCGCCTCGGCCCACGCGGTGCGCGCGATCGCGACCTCGGGGCGGGGGATCAGCCCCTGCGGCGACAGCATCGTGAGCCGGCCCTTCGACAACGCGCGATCCGCGCGGACCGCGCGATCGTAAGCGGCGCAGTAGCCCTCGAGCGCGGCGACGTCGACCTCGGTCAGCACGGTGAGCGTCACGAGCTGGCCGGCGACGCGTCGCCATTCGGCGCGGCCATCCTTGCGCAGCCAGCTCGGCGGCTTCGGCACGGCGGCGACGGCCGGCGGATCCGGCATCCCTTCGTCGCGGTCCGCGCGGAACGTGCCCTCGAGGAGCTTGAGCCACCGCGGCTTCGGCGCGGGTCCGCGCTTACCGCCGGCCATAGACCCCCCTCACGAAACCTGACGGCGCACGAAGAAAGGAGACCACGCGGTCGTGGGGCGCGGCGCCCTGAAGGATTTCACCCCCCCTCCCCCCTGTCGCGTCCACGCCACGGAAGCTGCTTCCGCTTTCGGTCCTGTTCGGGTTCGACGGCGAGGGCCGGAGACCGGCGCGGGTTGCCGAACCCGCCTTCCTCGCGCACGGCCTTGGCCGAGTTGCAGGGCAGGCAGAGCGGCTGGTGGTTCGTGGGCTCCCAGAACAGGCGCTCGTCGCCCTTGTGGGGCACGATGTGATCGACGCACTGCGAGGCGACCACTTCACCACGGCGCTCGTGCTCGGCGCAGAGTGGGTGGTCGCGCAGGAAGGCACGGGCATAGTTCCGCCAGCGCCACGTGTAGCCGCGCTTGCTCGAGCTCGATCGCGCCCGGTCTGCCTGCTGAGTGTGGGCCCGTTCATGGGCGGTGCAGCGACCGGACGTGACGAGCGCGCCGCATCCAGCCTGCGCACAGGGACGAGGAGAGCGACGCGGGATCTCACGCGGCCTCGCGGGCCGGGGAGGAACGCGAGAAGCGGCCCGCTACCGCCTCGAGCAGCCGATGCGCCGCGATCGCGCGCTTCCGTGCGCGCTTGCGTTCCTTCCGCTCGCGCACCTTCCGCGCGGCTGGGGATTCGGGCGTGGCCTTGGGCGCATAGTGCGCCTCGCCGACGAGCCGGTACCAGCTGGGCTGCTTGAGCTGTGGCAGCACACCAGGGGCATGACGCGCGCAAAGGCCCAGTTGCTCCACACAGGCAGCGCACAGGGCGTCTGGCTCGGACACACGTCGGCTCATACTCGGCAGAATCGACCAATCGTTGCGCTCGCGCATCCCCACGTGATTAATCACGTGATGAGATGGCCGACGACTCTCGAGCCCAACGCCGCACCAGTGTGAGTGCAGGGAGGCCGTGGGGATTCTCGAGCAACAGCGCGATCCCGCGGATGTGCGTGCGCACGGTGTGGATGCTCACGCCGAGGTGCCGCGCGATGGCCTCGGGCTTCAACCCACGCTTCACGTCCTGGGCGACCTCGAGCTGCCGAGGCGTGAGCGAGCGCACGGGGATCGCCTGCAGCGCCGCATGGATCATGGCGTCTCCCCGCTGCCGTCCCGACCGATCACCGGCTCCTCACGCAGGAAGTCGTTGAACTGCCGCTTCTCGACCCGCAGCCGGTCCCGCTCGGCGGTGATGTGCTCGAGCTGCTCGTCCTGCGCCCGCAGCGTCTCGCGCAGCGCGGCGATCGTGCCGTAGTGGGTCTCGATGTCCTCGAGCGCACCACGCAGCCGGTCACGCAGCTCCCGCATCTCGTCCTGGTCGGGCATGCTCATGCGGTGCGCTCCTCGGGTTGCGCGCCGATCGCCGCGAACCGTGCGATCGGACACTGGACGGTGTGCATGCCGCTCTCGCCGCCGCAGATGCAGCGGTCGACCTGACGCGCCCTACTGCTTTGCTCTGCTCTGCTACTGCTACTGCTCTCCTGAGCAGTGTGCTTTCCGTTGCTTTCGTTTGCTTTTGGGTGCTTATCCATCGCCCCATCTGGCAACGCTTTAGCTCCGTCAAGGTCCAGTAGAAGCTCATGCCGAAAGCTTTTGCTTTCGTTTGCTTTCGGACGACCGCCCGCCTTGCCCGCGATGGACCGCTTGGCGCGCAGCGCGTCGGCCTCGGTGCGTTCGCTCTCGAGCCGCCGATTGCGCACGTAGAGCCCATCCATGCCGGCCATCGGCTCGAAGAATCGGGCGAGCTTCTGCCACGCCTGGGAGACCACGCCGATGGGCTCGCCGACGATCACGGCGAGCTGCTCGGGGTCGTCCGGGATCGCGCCTTCCTCCCACTGCTCGTCGAGGAGCCGGCGCAGCATGCCCTCCTCGAAGCAGCTGAGGGTGCGGCCGAGCCGATGGGCGCGGTGGTCGCGCAGGTACCAGCGGTAGTAGGGGAGTGGCTTCTTGCGTTCAGTGGTCATGCAACGGCCTCGGCGCGTGCGCGCTGTGCAGCAGGGTTGAACCACAGGACCTCGACTCGCGCGCCGTTGCGATCACCACGCACGGCCCGTTGGATGCTTGTCCATCCTGATCCGCCGAGGCGATCGTCATAGAGCGCGTTGTGGTAGGCGCTCAGCACCACCATTCCGCGCACGGAGCACAGTTGGGCGAGGAGTTCGGCGTGGTCGAGTTCGTTCATCTCGTACTGGTAGAGCCCGGAGATCCCGTGGATATTTCTCGTGGCGTGCATGTACGGCGGGTCGACGTAGTGCAGGGCCTCCGGTCGATCGTGCGTGTGGATGACCTCGCGGGCGGGGCGCTTCTCGATCACGACCCCGCGCATGCGTTCGACGAAGGCAGGGATCTGCGCTGGCCAGTTGGCCCAGTCGTTGGCAGGGGACGATCCGGATCCATGCGAGTTCTGCCGGAACCCCGTTGAGGGCCGGAGCCCGTAGATGCTCGTCCGCATGCCCTTCGGCATCACGGCCGTCGTGGATCCGGATCCGAATCCCGCGAACGAGCGCAGCACCACGCGCCGCGCCCATTCGATCGGGTCGTCCGATGGCTCGTAGGCAAGGACGTATTCAGACCGAGCGAACGGCGTGAGCTCGATGGCCCGCCGAAGGAGGTCGGCCGACGCTGGGTCACGCAGCACCCGAAAGACATTCACCACGTCGTCCGAGAGTTCGTTGTAGATCTCCGCGAAGCTGCGGGGCTTGCGAAGGAGAACACTCGCCGCACCCCCAAAGGGCTCCACGTAGATGCGGTGCGGCGGCAGGTGCTCGATGATCCACGGGGCGAGTTTCCACTTGCCGCCGAGGTAGCGAAGCACGGGACGCTTTGGAGGAGCGACCGTCACGCTGCCCTCCAGCGCACCTTGTCCTCGATCGGTTCGACGTCCTGGCGGGGTCGCGACTCGCATGACCATGATCGCCCCCTCACAGACGCCTCCGGGATCCAGCCGGCGGCGCGCAACGAGACGCCGCTCTCCGACGCGAGCGTGTACGTGACCAGTTTCCGATAGCCGAGCGCACGCGCAGCTCGCCACGATGCCGCGAGCAAGAAGCTGCACGCGTTCGGCGTGCCGTCCGTGCAGAGGCGCCGGAGGTCGGCGACTAGCCGGCCCTCGAAGCCACGCGCCACCGGGCGACAGACCATCGCGACCCCGCGGAGTGTGCCGTCCTGGGTCACGCCGATCGCGAACAGGTGGCCGGGCAGCCGGCGCGGACGATGCCGATGCAACTGCTCGACGAATGCGTTCGCGTCATCTCGAGTCAGGGGGCGCAACTCGAATCTCACGCCGCGCTCCGGGCTCTGTGGTCGTACGGGTGCAGATAGACCACTTGTTCGTTCCCGTTGTCGGCCATCCGCTTCACCACCATGTCGAGGCGGCGGTACTTCACGAGCGCGCCCTCACGCGCGAGCTGCCCCAGCCACGTGGAGAGCCATGACCAGGCGCGCTGCTGCTGGCCGAGGAGCGGTGTGAGCCCCTTCCGGTCCGCGATCGTGCGTGCGTCCTTCGCGGTCACGCCGGCCTCGGCGTCGGGGAGCGTGCTGCGCTCGAGTGCGAGGGCGAGCAACGGCTCCCGCACCGCGCGCTGGATCTTCTCGACCGCCGCCTCATGGTCGACGGGTCCTGCGCCCGTGAAGACGTCGCTCTCCTCGTCGGCCCGCGGCGCCGGCGCGGGGGGCGACACGAAGTCCTCGCGGAGCTCGCGCTCGGCCTCCTCCACGGAGGCGCTCGTGAACAGCGGGCCGAGGTCGACTGGTGGCCTCGAGCCGATGATGCCCTGGTCGTCGTGGTGCTTCATGGGGCCACCACGGTGCGATGCAACCGGCAGGTGATGACGAGATCTCCCCCGGGCGCCCGCGTCACCCACCCGTCCTTCTCACCCGTCACGACGGTGCTCCCCTCGAACTCGACGACATCGAGCGCGTATCGCTTTAGGAAGAAGATCCGGCCGACCTCCAGCAGCACCTGCAGCTTCCAGCGCCATTGCTCGAGCCGGGGTGCTTTCGGGCGTGGTAGGGGTGCGAACTGGCGGCGTCTCATGCGGACCTCACGGCTACTCTTGTGGGCCACGCGACGTGTCGCACACCGTCGAGCACGGCCTTGTCGCCGCCGCGCTTGTCGGGGTGGCCCCCGAGTTGCTTCAGGAAGAACGGCACGCCGGCGTCCGCGCACTGGTCGTGCAGGTCACGGAGCCAGTCGAGCGCGAGCGGTCGCGCGCCGGCGCCCGACTCACTGCCGGCGATCACCCAGTGCAGGGCGGGCGCGCAGACGACGCAGTTCGCATGCGGTGCCCCGCCGCCGCAGCCGTGATCGGGCAGCAGATCGCGGAGGTTCAGCGGGCTCAGCATCGGCTCGACCGAGAGGAAGCGGACCGCGGCCGGGATCTCCGCGAGCTCGTAGGCGCGCCAGGCGAACCCCTGCGACTCGACCGACGTCCCGAGCCAGACGTTCGGGTAGCCGTCGCCCCAGTCGGACGGCAGCCGCACCGCGATGCGCTCCGGACGCTTCGTGAGCAGCAGCCAGTCGAGCGCCGGCGTTGCCCGGATCAGCGGCCAGAGCTTCTCGCGCTCCGCGTCGATCGTCGGGTGATCCTCGAACACGTCGCACATTGACGAGCAGAACACGCGGCGGCGAACGCCGGCGAGCTGCGCGCGATCGTTCCACCGGAGCGGGTCGTTCCAGTGCTTCGCGCCGAACGTGCGGCGCGGCGTCGTCTTGGCTGGGCCGAACACCGCGAAACCCCAGCGCCGCGAGCTCGAGTCCGCGTAGCAGTGCTTGCAGCCGGGGCTCACCTTCATGCACCCCCATGCGATGTTGAACGTGTGGTCGCACCACTCGATGCCGGTCTGCTCGCTCATGATGGCGCTCCCGATCGAGCGAGTCGGTCGCAGACCATGTGCACGATCGGATGCACCCACATGGCGGCGACGAAGGCCCAGAGCATGTCGCGCACCAGAAGCCCGACGACGGCGCCAACGAGGAGGGGCGTCACTGCCTCGATGGCGACCCACAGCAGTTTCCGGGTGCGGGCGCTCATGCCCGCTTCCCTCCCTTCGCCTTCTTCGCCGCGGGCTTCTTCTTCGCCTTCACCGGCTGCGCGGCCTTCACGAGCTTCGCCACGTCGACGCCGAGCGCCTTCCCGATCCGGGGGAGCTCGACGTGCGCGTTCCACTGGTTGCCGTCGACCTCGCGCCACGCGAGGTAGCGCATGAGATCCTCAGGCGTGGTGCCGCGGCCGAGGCCATCCTTCGCCTTCGGCCAGGCGCGGCCGCGCGCCACCAGCTTGTCGAGCGGACCGTCGACCTTCGTGGACGCGGCCGCGATGGCCGTGGCGATGGCCGCGCGGATCGCGGGAATCGCTGGCTGGAACCGCGCCTTCGCCTCGCGCTCGAGGCGTTGGTGCTTCTCCCACGGCTCCTCACCCTTCGGCTTGCCGGCACCCGCGGCCTTCTGCTTGGCCTGTCGCTCGGCGAACTCGATGTCCTCGGCGAAGTGCACGCGGCACGTGGTCGACGCGGTGCACAC